TAAGGGGTTATAGGTTGATCTAGCACCAGGCAATGGCAATGTCATGAATGGTGTTTCAACGCGAGGTGGCTCAGCAGTTACACCAGGAACATTTACTTGCTGGACAGTGAAGTTTAAATGGGGGGCTCTCAGCAGGATAAACTTAAACCCTGATGGAGGTAGCAATGATGTGGTAATATTTTGAATAGCCATACAAACCTCTTTAGTTTGTATTATTTATGCAGACAAAAAAAGGAGGGGGCCGAAGCCCCCTCCAGTCTTTGGTTGGTTGTCCCAACTCTTATGATCACATAAGGTTTGAAACAAGAACTCTGCGGTAGTAAACGTTTGAGTCTTGCTCAAGACGTCCGAGACCAACGCCCGTACCTTCGGCGTATGGGTTTGCAACCATGCCGTAACGAGTCTTGAAGCCGATCTTTGGCTGGAAGGTGCCTGGATCAACTGCACGAACCATTTGTAGTGGAACGTATGGGCAGTAGAACAGACCAGCGTCGAATGCTGACGAACCCTTGTAGCCAACAACCATGTAGTTCGAACCTGCATATGGGTCAATGTAGACGCGCATACGACCGTTAAGAACACCAGCAAATGTGTTGCCTGTGTCATCAACGTTCAGGTTGTTCGAGTTGAGGGCAGGGGCATAGTCAAGAACACCAGCCATCTGAAGAGCCGAAGCAACGTCCGACGAACAGATGATGATGTTACCCTTACCACGACGGGTTGTCTTAGCGATCTGGTTGGCTTCACGCTCTACCTGGAACATCAGACCCTTGAACTTTTCAACTGACCAACGGCCGTTTGAATCGGTGTCAAGATCGAATACACCAGCAGCAGTTGTGCCTTCTGTAGCACCTTGCTTAGCAGTTGTGTAGATTGTGCGGATAACTTCGCGGTTGATTTCAGCAAGGATTTCAGCTGACAGAATGTTTGACAATTCTGTTTCAGCGTCAAGGCCGTGAATTGCCTTGAGGTCCTGTGCGAGTTCTAGCGAGTATTCTGCTTTCAGGGCGCGTGACTTAGCTTCGACAGAAACCTTCTCGATTGAGAATGCCATTTCTGGGAAGATTGCAGTTGCGTTTGAGCCTAGGCCTTCTGCAAGTGCTGTCGAGATACCACCAGCGAAGTTGTATGTGTTACCACCAACGTTGTTTGCACCGCTAAGGGCTGTACCAACGTTTGTAGCTTGGCCACCAACAACGTTAGCAGCTGAATAACCAGCGCCTGTTGCGGAAGCGTTTGCACCACCGCGGGCCGAGTGACCTGTAGCAGCTTCGTTATAGAATGCTTCTGTGCCTTCTTGGTTTGCATAGCGTGAACGCATTGCAAAGATAAGACCTGTTGGACCTGTCATTGGCTGAACGCCGCAGATGTCATAGGCAATCAGGTTTGGCATCGCACGACGAACGAGCGAGATAAGAACTGGGTCGAAGTTGTCGACCGATGAACCTGTGGCATTAGTTGGACCAGCTTCACCAAGAAGTTGCTGGCCATAACCTGAGATAGCAGCCGTTTCACGCAGAGCGTTTTCGGTGTTCTCTAGAATTTGTGCAGTGACAGCGCGCTTGTGGGCATCTTTGATCTCTGGGAGATCTGTATGCTCAAGCACTGGCTTCCACTTGTTTTGAATTTCCTCAGCTAACATTTTATTCTCCTTAATGTTTTACGCTTGTTTTATTTATTATTTAAGAGTTCTTGAGATTGCGGTAACATACTTTGCCATTTCAGCTGGTACTGGAGCAGCTTCTTCGGTAAGTGATGATTCGCCAACATCGACGAGTGTCGCAGCAGGAGCTGAAGTCTTGTCAGAGAAATAATTTTCCTTGACAATGTCTAGCTTCCTCTTGTATGTATCAGCATCAGCATAATCGATGCCTTCTGCTAGAGTACGAAGCTTTTCGACTTGTGTAGCGGCAAGACCCTCTGACACTTCGTCGAATACAGCTTCTTTCTCAGCCTCGTCGATAACGGCTTGAAGCTCGAGTTGTCTGTTAACAGATTCATCGAGTCTTGCTTCTAGTTCTTCGACTTTGGCAGTCATTTCGCCAAGGACATCTAGCTGTTCGTTAGGAACATTGATGTTTGACTCGACGAAAAGCTTGTGAAGATTGCCCATGAACTCTTCTGCGATCTCTGCGCGAAGTGATGATTCGATAGCAATCTTGTTATCTTCTACCCACTGCTCGATCACGTAGTCAAGGTATTGATCGACTTTGGTTGTGATTTCTTCTTCGATACCAGCAACAGCTTCATCAAGCTTTTGCTCATATTCTTCTTGGAGGCGTACTTCTTCTACGATGCAACGTGCCTGTACAGCAGCTTCAAAAACTGTAACTGCCTTTTCTTTGAATTCTTCCGAAAGCTCATCGCCAGAGAACATCTCTTCAACGTCTTCCTTAACAGCACCCTTAGTTGCAATCGAAGCCTTGTTCTTGGCGGAATTGTCAACAGCACCTGGTGCTTTGTTTGGACCGAAAACAGCTTGTGCATCGTTGAAGAGCTTCGAGAGATCTTCCTTACCAAGCTGGGCTAGAAGCGAGCTGAAGGCAGCAAGTGTCTGAGCTTTCGACTCAGTACCACCCGAACCAGCACCTGGCTTCAATGTTTCTGCTGCAGAAGCTTCGTCGATATTCTCAACGGTTTCAGCTGTATTCTTTGACATTTGTGTCTCCTTTAAGAATTTATTCTATTTATTAATCTTTTGACTTTGAAAGTTTATTGAGGAAGTTTTCGAAAATTGCTAGCTTTCTTACCTGCAATTCCCGTGAAACTACTGCTTCTTCGATAGCCTGTCTAGCCTGTTTGGCGACAAGAATATCGTTCTCCCAGCACCACTCAACCCCTTCCATAATACCGTTGACGAATGCATCTGGAGCCGAAGGATCAGCAACAATGTCAGCCGCAGTGGCTAGATAAAAGTCGCTTTGCACTTCGTTAACACCTTCTTTATTTAGCTTCAATGAACCCATGCCTCTTGACGACACACCGAGCTTAACGCCTTCGTCAATCAAGCCTTTTGCAATGTTGCCCATTGGTGTATCCATTAGCTTAGCGCGGCCAACCCAATTGGTGCCTTCTTGCTTAAGCGATGTAATCATATGTGAAACGCGATCAAGATTAATAGTTGGACCATCTGGGTGACCAAGTTCCCCAAGAGCACGACCTGACTTTACGTATGATTCATTGTAGCGCTCAACTTCTTTAGCGAGCGTGTCTACTGGATACACACGGCCATTACGGTTCTTGATACCACCCTGAAGGAATACACCTTCAATGTACATCGTCTTCTTGCCGTCTTCACGAGCTTCCGAGATACATCTTAGGTCTTCAACTACTTCTGTGATCAGCTTCATTGTTTATTCCTTAGTTTTGAATATAATCAGACGTGAAGTTACCAACCTTCTGGACTTCCATTAGTAGGAAGGAGTTTGCTGAACCAACAAACTTAACATCTAGATTAGCCGACTGACCAATCGTAATTGGCATGCCTGTTCCTGCATATTCATGTTGACCTGTTGAGTCATAAACAGCAACAAGTGTGGCGCCACGGAACACTTGAATGTGTCCGGTTCCGTCACAACCCCAAGCAACTTGGGTGATATAAGCGCCAGTGAGAACTTCATCTGACGAAGCAATAGCAACATTTGATACTGAGCTATTACCTGCGACAACCAAGTTGGAGTTGCTTGAAGCAAAGTGAATTACAGCTGAGGTGTTCTTCTTATTTGAAAGAATTGTATGGGGCATCATTCACCTCTATTTTCAATTGCAAAGTTAATTAGCGACTCAACACCTTCTGGGGTCAGAAGCTGAATAGCAAACTTGTCTTGATTTTCTTCTGAAAGCTGTTCGAAGATTGCAAGAAGGGCTGGCTGGAACATCTTAGGAACAACATTTGTTTCAAACGCTTCTGCTACAACATCAACTGCTGTAACTTCTTCTACATCTGTTTCTTCTTCGATACGTGTGCCATACTTCTTGGCAGCCTTGAATGCAATATCTTCTGCTACTTTCTTGGCTGTAGATGTGGCAATTGCCATCTTCTTAGCCATTGGCATGTTTGGATTTTCACGCTCAATTGCCTTAGCAACTTCTTCGCGCTTCTTCATCTCTGCAGGAGTTAGAGTCTTTTCTTCAAGATCAGCTTCTTCTGATGCCATGACCTTGGCTTTTGGAATGCCCCACTGTCCGCCATGAGTCTTGCGAGCAGAAAGATCACGACCCTTAGCACGATAGTTAACATCGCCCTTTTCATTATCACCAATAGACTTTGCCTTCATGCGATAACGGCGTAGCGTGTCACTAGAAAGCTCTTCGAGCTCTTCAACTTCCTCGTATACCTTTTCGTCTTCGCCCGGCTCGTAGCCATGACGTTCTTTCTTGCGCTCAGCTTTCTTGACATTTGTTGCCTGGAACACATCATCGCCGTTGCCGTTACGATCATCGTGCTTGATCGTTACATGCTTGTCCTTGAACTTCTTTTCATCAGGCGACTTTGGTTCATAAACCTCAAGAAATTGCTTAAGCGTCTTCATCGTCGAGTCCTTCTAATTCTGCGTCTAGATCCAGGTCGTCAAGCATATCTTCGAGGTCTGAATCGTCTGTATCTTCATACTCTTCTTCTTCCTCAAATTCGTCTGCATCATCATCGTCTAGTGAGAGTTCTTCTTCACCATCACCAATTTCTTCTTCGGGAGCTTCCCCCTCACCATACATGGAATATGCTACGTTTCCTCTGAGCTGCTCTAATGCGTCCATAGCCTTTTGTTGGAGCATTGCATTAACTGCATCTCCGAACTTGGTTGGTTGCTGATTAAGAGCATAATCAATAAGAGTTTCGTCTGTCATATTATTTCTCCAAAATTCCAATTATTTATTAATTTTTTGTTTCGCTGGGGGCCACTAGATCTGGCATGCCTTGATCGTTAAGAGGCGGTGCATATTGTGAGTTTTCAGCCTCTTGATTAATCTGTTCATCCATTTCTTCCATGTCTTCATCAGATTGATGAAGAACATTCTTACGGATCCACTCATGTGAATAGTATTTGCCTGCATAGTCGTCAATGTCACGCAGCATAGAGAGGCGGTCACGAAGAACTTCTGTTTGTCTCAACTCTGCAAAATGGTTATCCTCTGCAAATTTAAAACGAATATTTTCCTTCATATGAGGCCAATCTTCAGATGTAATCACACCTTTTAGAATAAGCTGGCGCTCAAGTAGTTTCATGAATAATGCAGAAAACTTAACGCGAAGACGTTGGATAAACTTACCAAACTTAACTTCATCTCGAGTAATTTCTGTAGCCCGACCAATCGTATAAACTTGTGATGGATCTAAACGAGAAACAGGAACATTGAGAGACTTGTACAACTTCTGTTGGAAGTAAACAATATCTTCAATCTGACCTAGGTTTTGACCCCCTGGCAGTGTTGTAATTTCTGTGCCTTTACCACCTTCACGACGAGGTAGCCAGAAGTCTTCTAGCATAGTCATGAACTTGCGGTCATCTCTTACTTCACCGGTTGATGAATCATATACAAGACGATTTTTAAAGCGAGTCATAATATCACGAAGATACTGTTCCGCTTTCATCTTCGGAAGATTGCCAACATCAATATAAAAGATACGGCGTTCTGGAGCACGAGAAATACGATAGATGACCAGTGAGTCTTCCATCGTTCTCAATTGATTCAATGGCTTAATAGCCTTATGTAAATGCGAAACAACTAAATCGCCGTTGACATTTAGTAAGCCACTCGTTACATGACAGATTGACTCTTTTGCAATCTTGAGACCCTGCTGTGAGTTGGACACATAGCCTGTGTTGTTACCAGCAGTCTTTTGAAAGCCTTTATCATTGAAAATGTAATACTCAGCACCATCTTCTGTCACTGTTACGTTTGAATTGGCCTTAATTTTCTTCTTTTTAATCTCTTTGATCTTACGAATCTTACGAGGATCAATATAGCGAAGCTCTTGGATCCCTTGGTTCGGATTCTTTTCGTCGATAATTATGTGGTAGTATAATCTACCATCCACATACCAGCGTCTAAAGACATCATATGAAAGCGAATTGAAGTAAAGGAGTTCAAGAATATTATCAAACTCGGCTTGAATCATCTTCTTAATTTTATCGGTGTATTCGATATCATCAAGGTTTAGCTGAACTGTCTTTTCATCTGGATTGTTAACAATGGTGTCATTAACAATATCATCAATGGCCATATCTACTTCGGCGTGCTGAGCCATGTCACGATATTTGGTGACAAGCTCAGCTTCCGTTTTAATAGAACCTTCTAGATCGACATAGGTGCCATAAGCACCGCCTTCGGCAACAACAACAGCCCCATCTTCGTTTTCTTTGGGGACAAAAGAAACGGGTGCTTCTTGCGTCTGAGGCAAGACATCCGTTTTTCTTTTAATTTCAAAGCCAAAAAGCTCTGCCATGTGGACTCCTAATAATTAAAAATTCAAGTAGCGGTATACTACTTATTCTGTCACGTTTCCGGTGCGTCCGCGGCCATTCACAGTCCAGTAGTCGTAGTTGAACGTAACAGTAAACTGTTCGTATGTGTCAAACGAACCCCAATCCAGTTCGATTGGTGATACTTCAGCAGGGTAAATGCCGTGGAATGTATACTGACGAATTATCGAACCGTCTTTGGCATACTGGAGAACTTGAGCATTGGTTTTGTAGTTCGAGCGAGTGCGGACGTTTGTTGCAAGACCATTGATCTCACTTGCCCACTGCTCCATCGAGCTACGAATGACAAAGTCTTCATCATTGATGACTGTTACTGTCCATGGATCATATGTTCTGTCGCCAGCGAGCTTTAAGATTCTACCAAAGTATGGAATCTGAATTGTTCCAAGAGTTGAAGCAGGAATCTGTGAAGCTTGAACCATGAATGGCGTCTTAGCAGTTGCATCATTTGACACAGGATTGTTGATGTTCACTTGGAACAGCGACTGTCTTGCGCCACCTCTCGATAGTTGGGCTTTGATATCGTTAATGTTAAAAGCCATTTAAGATCTCCTCTTTCTTATTTATTAGAATTGCCCAACGATTTCGGAGAACTCAACACCGCTTCTTACAGCAACAAAGTTCAGCTGAATGAAGTTAATCGAGCGTGCTGGCTTAATATAAATGTCACCAACAAAGCGATTTGTATCAACCACCTGTGCAGTATTGTTTGTTTCGTCGCAAACAACACGGAAGTCGGTAATACCACGGCGGCCTTGAACATCACGCAAGAATGGCTCAATGAGATTCAAGAACTGCAGTCTTGTAAATTCATCATTGAATTCAAACAGCGTCGAGTTTGCAGCGTTAGCAATTGTCTTCTCGAGGACAATAAACAATCTACGAACATTGATACGGTCAAATGCTGATGGTCTAGCAAGAAGTGTCTTGTCACCATAAAGCACAGTGCCTTGACCTGGGAATGTTACAACTGGGTTGACCCCATTCTTGTACAGAAGATCGCGATCAGTCTTTGTTGGGTTGAATGCCAACTTGACAAGATTCTTTACTGTTCCGCGGTTAAAGCCAGCCGGTGAAAACCATGGATCGCGAATATTATCCGAACGAGCTGTAATACCAGCTATATCCCCATTGAGTGGAACGTAACGATATACATCATTATACTTGTCGTATTGATATTTGTAACCAGAATCAAGAACTGCATATGATGTTGAACGTAGAGCATTTCTAAAGTCAACATCATTTTGTGCAGCTGTTGCTGGAACATTGAATACATCCGACTTCTCGGGTGATACGAATACAACGCAGTCCTTACGAACTTCTGCGACATTGTCAATAATGTAGTTTGCTACTTGAGTGCCTGATGTACCTCTTGCCTTACCAGCAATGATTAGACCAACATCAACATTCTGCGCATCCTTGAACAGATCGTATGCTTTAACGATGTCGGAAGCTGCTACAGCCGACTCCGTTGCTCCATCTGAACCAATTGCCATCGACAAAGATAACGGAGTACGATTACCAGATGTTGCAACAGAAGCTGCAGGGGCAGAAGCAGCACCAGTACGATCTCTGGCAACCCAAACATAATCAGATACCTCGTTAATCACATCCTTGTAATACAACGTCGTACCATCGGAATTCTTTGCATTTGTTGCTCGCGAAAGTTGCTGATATACTTCTAGAACTTGTCCTGGAACACCAGTCAATCTACCATCTTCATCGACAACAACAACGTGTAGTTCGTCTTTAGCTGTAGTGGCTCCTGTAACATTGTTCACATATTCTGTTTGATCAGGTGCTACATCAACAAGATTGTGGAACTCCCAGTATCTTGTAAATGTGTTTGATGAAATATTCGAAGCAAGATTATAGGTCGATTCAAACGTTACATTGAAAAATGATGCATAGGTGGTTGAAGAGTTACCAGATGTACCATATCCACCGACAGACTTAATTTTGAGCTTTTGCTTATTCGCATTGACGTCTGTTACTTCAACGAAGTCACCAATGGTCAAGTTACTACGAAGACTCTGCGCAAACGCGTCTTGAGTAGCCGTTATTACAGCTGTACCGTTTGAAAACCCCTGTGTTGTATTTGAGGTGATGAATACGTTAGCCGTTGTTGAGTTAACGGCAATTCCAATCCCAGCTGTAACTGGAATAACTGTTGTATTTGTTGCAACCGAAGCGTTTGATGATGGTTGATGTACAAACATATTAATTGTTTCTTGAAATGCATTTGCTGAATCGCAAACCGAAACTTTAAGCGAATTACCAAGAGCGCCTGGATAACGAGCAATGTAGTGTACAGCCGAGTCAAAACCAGACTCTTTTGTTTCATAATCTTCCGAATTTAGAACCATGTTTGCTGTGTTTGAAGTTGAAAGAGCTGCCGAGTTAGCAACAGCTGATAGAACACCAGTAACGCCTGTAGCGTCTGATGTATTTGCAGCACGCGAAACGTATAGGCCCTGTGCATATGACAAGAAGTTTGCAGCAGAGAACCATGTTTCAAAGTTGCCAGCTGTTGGCTTACCGTAGCGAAGTGCGAGAGTATCTTCCGAGTCGATTAGAAGATATTTATTGATTGGGCCCCAGCCAAAGACACCGCCAATGGCACCTGTCGATACTGCAACTGCTGGAACTACTGATGTTAGATCAATTTCTGATACATTAACACCAGGGCTGACTTGAAACGCCATTGTATTCTCCCTTATTAAAGAAGGCTAATTCAGTTATATTTCTGATATTTATACTTTTATGATCTTAGGAATGAAGCGAACTCATCCCCGGAGAAAACCGTTTCTGGGTTGTCGTCAAAATAGTCATGTCCTGTATCTAACAAGCCAAACGGGAGAAGATCGGCTTCAATGTCATCATCCGTTTTATCTCTCAATCTCATCAAAGTGTTGATATTGGTAAGCTCTTTGAAATATTGTTGGTCAGAAAGCCAAGCAAACAACACTAAACACATTACCAAGTCATCATGGTTACCGGATTCCGCTTCCCACGAAATTCCCTTTCTAGAGAATGTCGATAATTCCATAATAGTATGATAGTCATTAACAATCAACTGGTTTTGTTCAACTAGAAGTTTTAATAATGAACATCCAGTATTCTTGACGGCCTTGGTTGTTCGAACGCCAATATCAACGCCCTTACCAAAACCTCCAGTTACTCTCTTACCACCACGTCCTGCGAATTCAGTGAACAATACACCTTCATATTCAAACTCTTTGTAGATTGTGTCTGCTACTTGCTGACCAA